AGTTCCAGCCAATCTAAATTCCAAGCAGCCCATTCATCATCTTTATCTTTTTTAGACAAAAATTGTAAAGGTTGGGTAATGCTACCAATTCTATTGTTTTCTGTTTTAGCTCCTTTTTTAGCTTGTAATGCATTAATTATTTGCATAATTTAATTATTTAATATTTCTAAAGGCAGATCTTTTTAATCCACTCATTTTATTTTTTAGTTCATTACCTATATGTCTAAACGGACTCTTATTTAATTTAAACAAATTTTCTGACTTTTGCAAGTTTTTAGCTGCATCATCCATAATTGTTCTCTTAGTATATCCTCTATTTGATTGTTGTATATGCATAAAAGCAACTAATGCTGCAAAAGATACTAACCTATCTACGTTGATACCATATGCATATTCTCTCATTTCTGTAATTAACATAGGATCAGGAATGCGTTCAATACCATAAGTTGTTCTTACAACAGTACCATCTGTTTTAAGTTCTTGATCTAATTCTTCTTTACAATACTCTATAGCATAACTAAGAAGATGTGCTTTAAAAAGTGTTCCTGTATTTTTCCAACCATACTCCTGGAAAACGTTAGCATTAGAACCTAAGTCTTTTAGAAACATAATTTGACTTTTAGGGACTAAATATCTTTGTTTTTTTCTAGATATCATATACTGAATAAATAAAGAAATATTATTTTCTATTAATGCCCAAGCATTATACCACTCAATTATAAGTTCTAATTGTTTATGTGTTTGATTAATATCATCATATCTACCACACCATGCAGCAACAATTTTACCTTGCTCTATATATGTTTCTGTCTCTACACCAGATACTTTAGTTACTTGAACTGGTGCTTTCATTACATATATAGAACATAATGATTCTGAAGTAGTTGTCTTCCCTTCTGATACCGGGTCAATAGATGCATAATACTGTCCAAAAGTTGGATCTGCAATTGGTCTTTCCCAAACAACTACACATCCTGTTTTATCTTCTGTTTTTTTAGAAATAGGAAATTCTGCTATAGGTCTTTTATTACTCTTTGTAACTGATGGTTTTCCTTCAGCATCACTAGATATATCTAAATACTCATAACCATATTCTTTATCTTCTATTCTTCTTTCCTGTGCTGTTAATAAATGTGTAGGAAAAAGAGATACTGTTCTATGAGCAAAAGCTTCTTCTATATTTCTTGGGTGCTGAGATAATTCAAGTTGATATGCTTCTGGATTCATATTTTTCTTACACTCTTCAAAATATTTATCTAAATATTCTAAAGCTTCAGTAACAAGACTATTACCATAATCATCTATACAGGGAGGCATAGACCATTGTTCTGGTATAAACAAACCTGTCATACCTGTAGTACCTTTAGCATCTAATAATGTTGATTCAACTGCATATATATCACTACCGTCAGGATTATTAATCATGTCTTTTAAGGGACCACATTGATCTAAATCACCAACAGAACCTGCTGCAATAAACATCCCGGTAGTAATTAAACCTGATTTTAGTGCTGGTTTAATATATCCAAAAGTTTGATCCATCTTAGGGGCAATACCAGCTTCTTCATGAAAAAAGTATTTAACAGGTCCACCTACACCACTTGTTGGATCTTTCTCAAATGACATACCTTGTATGGTACCTTTAAGACCAACTTCAGTTTTTCTATCTCCTTTTCTTACTTCAATTTTTTGTTGCCACATCATTACTTTCTCTGGTGACATAGGACGATACCATGCTGTATGTTCATTTAAGAATGCAGCATATTCCTGTAAAAATTTCCAAGAACCTTTTTCATTAATATAATCTTTAAGACTAGCACCCATCTTAAGAGTAACACCTGATTCAAACCATTGCTGATTTATAAACTTACCCATATGATAATATGAAGAAGCAATCTGTCTCTTCTTTAATATAGCAGCATGTTTATAGTTTAGTTCTGCTAAGAGTTCATATAATGCCATATGATATTGAGCATCTCTAATTTTAGCAAAACCAAAATTCTGTTCTTCTTTATCAAAGATTGGTAAAAAGTTTAACCACATGTAATATTCTCTTGCAAGAAACCATGTGTCTCCATTATCTTTTACAATAACACCTTTTCTACATTTTACTTTTTGATCATCCCAGTAAGTTATAAAGTCTCTTGATTTAAAGGGAGCTGTACAGTATACTCTATCTTTTTTAAACTTAGTTGATTCTGATATGAATATTTGATTTGTTGTTTCATTAAATCTGTATTCACCTGGTTCTTTAAATAGTTCTTTGATGAACTTACTGAAGTCCTCTCTGGATTCAAAACTTGTTGTTGTCCATTCTCCATTGTCATAGGTTGGTATGTCATGATAAATTTCACTCATTATTGGTCATAGGCCATTCCAATGCCCCCTCTTACTTTACTAGACTGTTCTTCTTGTAGATCTTTATAAGCACCTTTAAAAGATTGTCTTATGGCTTCATAGTTTTTAGCTGCTGCAATAAGAGAGTTCATGTTACCATCACGCCCGTGTGTGATAGGTGTTGTTTCCATATATCTTGCTAATCTATCTAACATAGATGCAATTCCTTTATATGCTCTGGATGTAGGTGTTTCATACATTTTTTGACAAAACTGTAATGCTGCAAATATTGTATCATCTTCAATAGAAAAGTCAGCACCTATTTGATCTACTATTAAATTTTCTTTATCCATATCTGGAGTAAAGAAGAAAGGATTTAAATCTGGATTAGGACAACACATATAAAATAAATATAAATAGATCTTAAGATAATCTTCTGGATAAGCATCCATTACATCTTTAAGAGCTTTTAATGTATAACAATGTTCAGTAGGAATTACTATTCCATTTTGAACATCAAATAATTTAGTTAAAATCATTTCTTTTTAAATTTGTGTCTATTATCACTAAGGTAATGAATAATTGCTAATACTTCATCTACTAAGTAAGGTATTGAAATTGGTATAACTTCTTTTACAATTGGTTCTCCGTTAATGTCTAGCTTGCTTATTGGATAACCCCATTGATCTTCTTTCTCTATTTCAAATGAAATATGATGAATAACTATTCTTCCTGGTTTTAATTTCGGATTATGCTTTAGTATAATATACATATAAATACTAAGTTGTAAAGCATAATGATTAAAATTACAATCATCTAATGTATCTACAGGAAAGGACATTTTATCAGATTTACCTTCCCAGTCAACATAAGATTCTTTATTTATCTTTTTATTAGTTTTATAGTCAATAATATTAACCTTACCATTAACTACTTCAACTAAATCTGACTGCCCACAAATACCAGCTGATCTTAAATAAACCATGTGTTCTGGATAAACCCCAGAATCTAATTTTTGATTTGGTGCCTTTTTAATACCTTCTGTAATTTCAGTAGGTTTAAATATAGGTATTGTAACCCCTTCTCTTTCCATAGAAGCTAATGAACATAAATCAGTTTCTCTCTGATTATGATACCAGTTACCAAGTTTTAAAGATCTACTTCCTTCATTATCCCAAATTTCTTGTATTATTTTAGGATCAATTCCAGACCATTTAGATTTTTTATTTTTAGTAACTTTTTCTGATGTTTTTTTAGCATCAAAAGGTTTTTTAAAATGTGAAACAACTGTAGTCACACTTATCCAATCAATGTTATTGTCATCAATACTTTTGTAACTATGATCATCAGCATTAAATATAATCATAATTTCTCTAGTTTATCTTCTTCTTCTTCAGTAGCAAGGGCTTCCCACTTACCAAGTGGACAATCTGATGATAATGATCTGGTTTTAAAAGTTAAAGAACATCCACATTCATTACAACAAGGAGCCGTACCTTTTACAGCACACTTTTTACCTTTTAGTTCACACTCATCACAAATAGAATATCTTAGTCTAGCTATCTCTTCTATTGTTTCATCTCTAATAATACTATTGGTTATCCCCTCCAGAATCTGTTTGCGATTTGTCCAAATTAGTTTTAAGGTATTCTTCATTTTTATTATTTATAAAAGTTTCTAATTTTTTATCAATCTTATCTAATTGTTCTGATAAAAGAATCAATTTTTGTACTTTTTCTTCAAGCATTTTTTTATTATAATAAGCATTAAATGTAGAAGTATCATGATTTAATAAATATGACTGATACTTAGCTATTGATTTTTTTACTAAATTTTTTTTAATTACAAAATGGCCCAATCCTTCTACATTAATCCTTGTGTTATTTAAATTAACTAATGTTTCTCTAATTTTCTTATAATA